ACGCAGCCCGCCTCCCGCAGGGCCTTCTCTCGAATCTGTTTATCGTTCAGCAACTGATCGTCATGGCGATCGCTGCTTTCGAGGTTCTGCTTGGCGCGGCTGAATTTTTCCTGATCGAGCTTGAACCAGTACATGCGGTTGCCGAAGCCGAAGTGAAATTCGCCTCGCTCGGTCCAGTCGTACATCAGCAGTGCCTTTTCGGATGCGTTCTCGGCGATGAGTAGCGCACCCTGGTGGCGGGCTTCCTTCAGGTCGCGCTCAACCTGCTCGGCGCGCTTGTCTTCGTCCAGAAACATCCAGCGCTGGTGCAGGTCATTCCAGTCGGCTTTGCGGTCGCGCTGGGGGATCTGCGCGGCTTCGCAGGTAAAGCCCAGCTCGCGGGCCTGCTTGACCCATTTGCGGGTGTAGCGATGCGCGCCCGGCTCGTTGTCCAGCGCCCAGACCAGGCGTGGCAGCTTGCGCCCGGCCTCGGCGCGGGCCTTGGCCAGTGCCTTGAGGGATTCGTCGGGGAACACATTGCTGCTCATGGCTGAAACGGCAGCGATGTCGTGATGCAACAGGCTGATGGCGTCGAAAATGCCCTCGGTGATCCACAGCTCGCTCACATCCAGCAGGTCCACGCTCGGGGGGCACCACCAGCAACTGCGCCGCGCCTGCCCTTTCGTGAACCGGGCTTTCATCTTGCCGAAGCGGTGCGGCCGGTCAATGAGGCGCTCCCAGTAGCCGCCATGCTCCAGTGCGAAGCGTACCGTTGCGCTGCCGATGCGTAGCTCGGGGTGCCAGAAGCTCTCCTGGGTGTACCAGCCCTCGATCAACTCAAGATGGAAGCCGCGCGCACCCTGCAGGTAGCCCTTGGCCGTGGCGGCGGGGTCTTCCTTCGTTGCGGGTATCCGCTTGCTCCAGTCGTCGAACAGGTCATCGAACAGCTCTTTTACGTGCCACTGCTCGCCGCACTTGCTCTCGCGGCCACATTTGATGAACCACGGCTGGTCGTAGCGTGAATACAGCTCCCTCTTGCCGCAGCTCGGGCAGGTGCCGCCGCGCATGTAGTCGGTACCGGCGCGGTGCTTGAGGCCGAAGTCAGCCTCGAAACGGCGCAGCACTTCCTCGCGGATCTGGCGGTCCATGTCTTTCATGGGCGCGGTCCCCAGACGAAGTTTGATATTTCATCGCGCATAACCGTGTACTCGGCGGCAGTGATGACCTGGCACTCCATCAGCCCACCGAGGTAGCCGCCAATCCGGCATGCTGACGTTTGTTTGTCTGCGCTCTCTTTCGCGCTGAGCAAATCCTGGAGCATCCCGCTGAACAAATAGCGCGCCTCGGCAGCCGCCAGCGCCTCACAGGCCGGCATTGCAGGATGGATGCTCATGCCTGCACCTCCTGCTGCTTCAGCTCTTTCACCAGCACCCGCATGGTGCGATTCACCCCGGCGATGTGCGGGTGGTCTTCAAGGATGCGGCGGCCGCGCATGCCCTGGGGCGTGTAGCGGTACTTGTCGTCGTACCAGCAGGCTGCCATCAGCAGCTCATACTGGCTGGTCAGCCAGCGCAGGTAGGCGTCGGCCTGTTGCGCATTCAGCTGTATTTCAATGGAAAGATTCGTGCTCATGGGGCCACCGTTCAGGCGCAACTTTCCCCTACCCGCGCAAAGGCGGGCATGGAAATGGGTCAATTCAAGGGGTGATCAGTTAACGGCTGCTGCAGCCAGGTGCGCCGCTGGCGGCTGGAGCCTCGCCGGCAAATGGCGCAGGGGGATTAATACCGCCTCGCCCGAAAAAAAATCGATCAGCGTCACGCGCGCTTCGTCACCGCCTGTGCCGTAGTCGATACCGATCACAGGGCGCTTGAGGCAATCCAGCTCGCTCATGGCCAGATACGCCAGGCGGTCCGCCATAAACGCCGGCACCTCCAGCGAGTTGACCAGGTAGCTCACGGTGCGGTCGTACAGGTGGCCATCGTCGAGCAGGTGCTCGCCCTGGTGACGCTGAAGGAAATGGCGTGCCGCCAGCTGCATGCTGCTGCGGTACTCCTGGGCGTCGCCGATCTGAGTGATGGTATTCATGCGTTTGCTACCTCCGGTTCCATGTGGTCCAGCATGTCGAGTTGATCGGTTTTCGGGCGGCTGTCGCGCAGCGCCTGCATGCGCTGCACCGAAGGGGCCAGCGGCAGCGAAATACGGGGGCTGTCCAGGCCGGAGGGGCTCAGGGCGAAGTCCCAGCTCAGCGAGCCGGTATAGGTCGCCCCGCAGGCCACCGAGGTGCACTGCGCGTACATGGTTTTGAACACCGGCGTTTGCGCCTCGCTGTTGCGAATCCGCATGCGCTCGCCGCAGGCCGGGCATAAACACTTGTAACCACCGTTATGGGCAACGCTCACTTCTTCCTCCCCTGCCGCCAGTCGCGGCTCCGGCCTAGGCCGGTAAATGTTGTTCAGTTCTGCCCAGGCTTTTGCGCCAGGTGCAGCAGGATCACCGCGTTAATCTCCGAATGCCGCGCCGCCACATGGCGCCGGTGCGCCGCCAGCAGCAGGTTGCGCTCGGTATCGTCAATCTCGCCGTCGCTCAGCGCCTCCTGCAGCAGCTGGTCCACGGTGCCGCGCAGAACAGAAGTGCGGACTGAGCGCTGGTAGAGCTCCACGTTGTCCAGGTCCACCGGGTTGGCATCCGGTACGAACACGCCGCCGTACATTGCAGCGACATAGTCTGGAAAGTGTGTGGTGCCAGCCTGCTGCTCCAGCAGCTGGATCTGCTCGTCAGTCAGCGGGCGGCAGCCGGCGTTCTCATACAGCTGGTTATCGAAGCGCTTGAGGTCCAGCCCCAGGCGCGCCGCCGCACACTCGCGCCCACCTGGGTAGGCAGCGACTACGGCACTCATCATCTGGCGGCGGGTTTCTAGAATTGGGCGCTTCATGTTCTGGTTTCTCGCTTGGGCCGGTGCCATTACTGTGGAATCACAGCGCCGATGTCAGTCGCGCGGCGGCCGTATTCGTCCGGCACCTCGGCAACCACACCTTCTTTTATGCCGAGCAGTACGGCGGCTCGGTGGGCTTCACCGCGCAGACATTTCTTCTGGCCGTTGAGTACGGCGTACACGGTCGAGGAGCTGAGATTGTTCTGCTCGGCCCATTCCTTGGCGGACAGGCCGAGCTGGCTAAGGCGATTTCGGGCGGCGGTGCGCGCTTGCTCGCTTGGGTATCCGTTCGGCATAGTTCAACTTCGTGTGGTTTCGTGTGATGACGAGTGCAGGTTATTCAACGTATGTTGAACTGTCAACGCTTTTTGGAGTCGTTTTGTTGAATATCGGCGAGAGGCTGAGGGAAGAGCGTGCGCGCCTGGGCCTGAATCAAGGCGATTTCGCAGCGATGGCTGGCGTGTCAAAAACGACCCAGTTCAACTATGAGAAAGGCGAGCGCAGCCCAGATGCCGACTACCTCGTCGCTGTAGCCGAGGCAGGTGTTGACGTGCTGTACCTGCTCACTGGCCAGCGCACACCCACCGCAGCGGAAAGTTTCTCAGTAGAAGAAACGCAGCTGGTTCAGCGCTACCGCGTCATGAGCCCGGAAAACAGAGAGTCGGTAAACCGGGTAACCGAGGCGCTGGCGAACTACAGATTGAAGGAATGAGGGGGAAAGGATGCGTAAAAGTTATTTCGTCATCGCACTTGTCGGCCTGCTTGGAACTACGAGCTCCTATGCTGAAACCGTAAAGGATGGCGGTTACGTAGGTTGTGTGTCCGATAAAGCACTGAGTCAGTTTATTCGTGCCGTCAGGACGAAAGACGAAGCCGCTACGAATCACATGCTCACGAAGCCTGAGTGTGTGTTCTTGAACAGCAACATGCGGATCACTGTGCTTGATCGTAGCCTTGGAACTGCTCAGATCCGGGTATATGTAGACGACTCTGCAGTCGACCTCTGGACCGTAAGCGAAGCGATTCAGCGATAACTGCCGCCACACGGCGCACACCACGTCATCAAAGATGAACTCACTCAACACCGAGTGAATAAGGCAAGG